GGACGAGGAGGCCCTGGCCAAGGCTCTCCGGGGCGGTAACCTCTACCACCTGCTCGACACGCTGATCACGCGCGGCGTGGCCAGGCTGGGGGACCTCAGCTACAGCGACAGCCAGGCGGCGGTGCCGAACCTGCTGACCGGTGACCGCGACGAGATCCTCCTGGGCATCCGGGCCGCCACCTACGGCGATACCGTCGAGGTGTTCGGCTGGGAGTGCCCGAACTGCCAGGAGGTAGTCGACAAGATCGAGTTCAGCCTCAAGGAGGATGTCGAGCGGATCAGGCTCAAGAATCCCCTCGAAGACACGGAGTTCGAGGTCAAGCTGAACCGGGGGGCGAAGGCCCGGGTACGGCTGGCCACGGGGGCGGTGCAGATGGCAGTCTGGGAGACGGACAGCCTGGTCGGCCCGCAGCGCGACGACATCATGCTCAGCAAGACCGTCCAGAGCTACACCGACCGCAAGGGCCAGGAGCACATCATCTCGCTGTTCCCGAGCATGGTCCGGCAGATGTCAGCGCCTGACCGGCGGGCCATCATCCGCGAGCTGTCCCAGCGCCAGCCCGGCCCACGGTACAATGATGTCAGGTTCACGCATGACGGGTGCCACGAGGAGGTGGCCCTGGCACTGGGGATCACGGACTTGTTTCGTGACCTCATTACCGGGATCGTCTAGCGAGGTACCTGAACACAAGCTTCTGGACTACCACTCGTTACTTGAAGACGTAGCAATCCTATCCCGGGGTATGAGCTGGTCACTTCGGGATATCAAGAGCTTGAGCGTTCGTGAACGCCGCTACTGGTCGAAGTGGGTCGCGGCTATGGTCGAGAATGCAAGGGCAGCCGCGAAATGACGACACCGACTCCCCCGGAGTTCGGCGCTGACTCAGCCGCCGGCAGCCGCCTGCTGGGCACCAACGGCCTCCAGGCGGTCGTGGACCGGCTCACCACCGCCGTGGACAAGCTGGCCTCCGTCGCGCAGTCCCTGGGCTCTCCAGGACCGTCGGGGACGTCCACGTCGACGTTCCGCAACACCGGCCAGACCTTCACCTCTGGCAGCTTCCCCAAGATGGCCTCCGTCGCCTCTGCGTTCAGCGGCGGCGCGAGCTACGCCACCCAGCCTACTGGCGGCCCGGGCGGACCCGGCAGCAACCCCGCGGCCACCCTCCAGTCGTCCGCCGGCCAGATGGCGCAGGGCGCAGGCCAAGTGATGGGCCAGTCGCCGCAGTTCAGCAACCAGATCCTGATGAACCAGTTCGCGTCGATGTCGACGCTCGGCATGGGACCAGGCAACGTCGGCTCGCAGCAGCGGCAGATGTACCAGATGGCATTCGGCAGCTACAACGGCAACCTCAACGCGCTGGCCGCCAACCCCGCTGATGCCGCCCAGATGTACTCCAACCTCCAGGGCATCGGGGCCAGCCCGAATGTCATGGGCACCGCGCTCGGCCGGGCCGGCTTCGGGGCGACCGCAGGATTCGGCTACGCCAACCCGTCCCTCGGCGGGGCGGGCGCGAGCCAGGCGGCGGCCCAGCTCTACAGCGGCCAGACGTCGATGATGATGCGCCAGCTAGGCTACGGTGCCACGCCCCGGGCTCCGGGCGGCATGGGCAACCCGATGGCCATGGGCGGCGTCATGCAGTCCATCCTCCAGCGGGCCTACGGCCGGGGCAGCGTCAACCAGAACACGCTGAACGCCGGCCTGGCCGACAACGGCAAGCTGAGGCTCAACCTCCAGGCGCTCGGCTTAGACCCGAGCACCATGGGTCCGTCGCTCCAGATGTACAACAAGATGTTCAGCCAGGGCGTCGGTGCCAGCCAGGCCCAGACCATGCTGAACGACGCCGCCCACAACCAGAACTACAACGGCCAGAGCGCGCAGAAGCTGCTGAGCAATAAGTACGGCATCGCCACCAGCGACCTCCAGAAGCTCAAGGACACCACGGCCGTCCAGACCGGCACCACGTCGGGCGAGATGAGCGGATTCGACTCTGCGATCTCCCAGGCCACGACGTCCGTGCAGAAGTTCGACACGGTGCTCAACAGCATCCTGAAGGCCACCGGCCTCGGCACGATCCTCGGTGCCCAGCACGGCTTCGCGGGTGCGATGGGCAGCGTCGGAGGCACATTCGGCAGCCTGGTCAGCAAGGGCATGGGAATGCTCACCGGCATCCTCGGCGGCGCTGCCGGCCCGGCTGGCCCCACGGGCCAGGGCACGCCCGGCTCGACGACGGGCAGCAGGCCCTCCGGGGCAGCGGGCAAGGCCATCAAGGACGCGGAGAGCCAGCTTGGAAAAGCCTACGTCTGGGGTGGCGATAACCCTGCGGTAGGATTCGATTGCAGTGGGTTAATAGAGTGGGCCTACGGCCAGGCGGGCATCAAGCTGCCCCGCACCAGCCAGCAGCAGTGGGCGGCGCTCAGCAAGCGCTCGGTCTCGCTGGACAAGGTGATGGCCGGCGACATCCTGTTCAGCGCGGGCTCGGACGGTACGCCGAACAACCCCGGCCACGAGGCCATGGCCATCTCGGGCAGCCAGATCATCGAGGCTCCTTATACCGGGGCTAACATCCGCATCCGCGCGCTGGACAAGGGCGAGTGGTCGCACGCGGCCCGGCCGAACGGCAGCATGACCGCCGGAGGCGGGGGCGGGGGCGGGACGTCTGGTGCCAACGGCAACGGCCCGGCGTCGACCAGCGTGGGATCGGGCAACGCCGGCCTCGGGCTGGCCGTGGGGAACTACGGCAGCTCCTCGGAGCTGGAGAACACGGGCTCGGCCCTGCTCGGCGGGATCTCCGGTGGCAGCGGGATGGCCGGCTTCGGCAGCATCGGCAACGGCCAGGGCTCCACGGGCAAGAGCGGCAGCGGAGGCGGCAACACCAACGTGTCCACCGCAGGCGGCGGCAGCATATCGGCCAACCGGGCGCTCGGCCAGAGGATGGCCAAGCAGATGTACGGCTGGACCGGATCGGAGTGGGACGCCCTGAACAAGCTGTGGGGCACCTACGAGAGCGGCTGGAACAACAAGGCCCAGAACTCCGGCTCGACGGCGTTCGGCATCGCGCAGTTCCTCGACAGCACATGGCAGCCCTACGGCCCGAAGACGTCGGACGCGGGACTCCAGATCAAGTACGGGCTCGAATACATCCACGACCGCTACAAGGACCCGGTTAACGCGCTGAAGTTCGAGCTGTCGCACACGCCCCACTGGTACGACGGGGGCACCGACTCGGCCCGGCCGGGCTACGCCCTGCTGGGCGAGCGCGGACCCGAGCTGGTCAAGCTGGGCGGCGGCCAGCAGGTGATGAACGCCAGCAAGACGGCCGACATCCTGTCCGGCTCGCACGCTAAGCCGGGCCAGACCCCGTGGGACAGCCACACCGCCCGGGACCTGTTCCTGGCCCCGGTCGCGCAGAACAATGCGCACAAGAGCGCCGGTAAGTGCGAGGTCAACCTCAACATGCCGGCCGGGGCCATCGTGGTGCACGCCAATGGCACCGCGAGCGATGCATCCAACGCCGTCCGGCAGATCATGTCGGGCATCCGCGCGGCCATGGCCGAGGACGACATGATAGCGAAGATCCAGCAGGGGGTGATGGGCTAGTGGCCACGTTCCTCACGCAGCCGCCGTTCGACAAGCGGCTGACCACGCTCGCATTCCCGCTGACCGGCGGCGCAGGCGGCCAGTACCTCCAGGCCGGCTACATGATCTGGGACAAGCCCATCCCGGGCTACAGCCAGCGCGCGGTGATCCGCTACCTGTACAACCCCAGCACGATCAGCTCGGACTTCAACATCGCGGACGCCAGCGCGCAGGCGGCGCTGAATTTCCCCAATCCGGGTGACACGGCGGACCTGGCCATCCCCTTGAGCCAGACTGCCCAGTGGTCGCTGATGTTCGACCGGACGTTCGAGCTGTGGCAGTCGTATGAGTCGTCGGGCCTGCCGGTCAGCGGCAACAACTCGACGGGCGCAGATGCCCTCGGCGTCCAGGCCGACGTCGCGGCGTTCATGCAGTTCACCGGCATGCTGACGAACTACAGCGCGGGCACCGCGAGCGTCTCTGGGTCGATCACCCAGGACCAGGGGATCATGCAGCTCGTGCCCTCATGGGCATTCTTCGGCAACAGCAACGTCGCCAACGGCCTGAACTACTACGGCTACATCAACGAGTGGTCGGTGCAGTACACCCACTTCACGCAGTTCAACGTGCCGATGCGCTGCGTCATCTCGGTGAACTGGACGATGCTGCCCAACCCCGGCACCGCGCCGCCGAGCGTGCCCGGCCTCCAGGCCCCGGGCACGGGCGTCCAGCCGACGCCCACGGGAACCACGCCATCGAGTTTCACCGCCCTGGGCAACACCACGCTGACCGGGATCGGGGGCCGTTAATGATCTTCTCGAATAGCAGGTATTCCGATAGCACCGTGGTCACCGTGGATAAGGACGGTTCCGATGTCGCGGTGATCGTGCCGAGCGCCCAGAAGGCATACTCATTCCAGTATGCCAACCACCAGATAGCGGCGGGCGAGCGCATAGACACCCTAGCATACCAGTATTACACCGACGCTAAACTATGGTGGAGAATAGCTGACAGCAACCCCGAGATAACATTCTGGGATAACCTCACGCCCGGCACCGTGATAAGGGTGCCGGTACTATGACGACTCCAGGTGGTGCCGCCGTCGGCGCGGTGGTATATAACGTGTTCATTAACGGCGTACCCGTTGTCATGCCCGTGTATATCCTCGACGTGGAACTGGTGCAGACCTGGGGATGCCATGATGTCATGGTGCTCCGGGTGGAGTACAACCGGGCCTTCAATATGCAGACGGTAAAGCCGTGGGCAGATAACGCCACGGTCATGGTGGCCTGGGGCAGGAAGCCGCAGGCGCTTAACCTGTGGTACGGATACGTTAACCACCATAAGCTGTCCGGTAATGCCGACAGCGGCACGCATAACCTCCAGTACACGTATTACTGCATTGGCACCAGCAAGCCGATGAACAGCGTGGATAACCAGAACTGGGGGTCGGTGACGCCAACATATATTGCCAAGCAGATAGCGCAGCAGCATCACCTGAGGTGCATCGTGACGAGCACGGACTGGCAATTGCCGTCCGAGGTGCAGGCGAACGAGTCAGACTTCCAGTTCATGAACCGCATCGCCAACAAGACCGGCTACCGCTTCTGGGTGAGCGGCGGCACGCTTTACCTCATCGACCCGTCGGTTGTGCTCGTCGGCGCAGGCCAGACCACCGTGCCTACGTACCGCATGGACAAGCGCCTCGACTGGCAGGACACGATGCGGGACTTCCAGAAGCTCCAGGGGGATAACCTGCCCGGATCGCCGGTAGCGGAGCGGTCGGTATGGGGCGTCGACATCAGCACCGGCCAGGTATTCCAGGCTAAGGCGGGGTCGGGCACCATCAAGCAGAACAGCACCGCCCGGGTGGCCGTAAACCTGGGCGACGGCCAGCGGCACGTCAATGCCTGGCAAGACCTCAGCCAGTGGTGGATGGCGGCCACCGCCGAGGTATTCGGCGACGTCAGCATATACCCCGGGAAGGTGATAGGCATTCAGGGCAATGCCGTTCCGCAGGCGGACCAGGGATTGTGGATAGTCAGCTCGGCTAAGCACCTTATGAAGGCATCGGGAACGAGCGCGCCGACGCATGATAAGTATGTCACGCAGGTATCCATGACCAGGAACAGCTCCGGGCCGCAGCCGACTATCAAGGGGGCCACCCGCATTGCCCCGGAGTTTGTCGAGTGCACCGCCTCCGGCGGCGTGTGGTATTCCACCAGCACGGGCGTCATAATGGACGGGACAAGTCAGTGACCATAGGCGCAGGCGGCGTATCCCCGGTAGCCGGCGGCGCGCAGGGGGATTACCCGCAATACCACGGCATATACTACGGATCGGTGTCGGGCAATGCCGACCCGACGAAGAAGAACCGCTGCACGCTGCGGGTACCTCAGCTCCTCGGCAGCGGGACGACGACGTGGGCCATGCCGTTAACCCCGCTGGTCGACCCGCCGAAGGTGGGCACGCTGGTGTCGGTGATGTTCTCGGGCGGTGACCTCGACAACCCCGTCTACCTGGTGGTCACCCCGGCGGTGCCGATCGAGAGCGACAGCGCGAACGTCCAGGCCATCGGCACGGCCAACAGCGCCGGCGTATCACACAAGGTGGCGGCGGCCGACCACGTGCACGCGGGCATCGACACCAACGCGGCGCATCTCAGCCCGGTGTCGGCGGGCGCAACGGCCTCGGCTGGCACGCAGCCCCTCGCCAGCCGCATGGACCACGTGCACGCGGCCCCCAACCTGGTGCCCTTGAACGCGAGCAGCACCATCACCGGCAACGTGACCGTCAACGGCACCCTCGCCACCAGCGGTGCCAACGAGATCAGTTGCGGCGGCCAGCTCCTGGTAGGCGGCAACGCCTTCGTCACCGGCCAGTCGTCTTTCACCGGCACGGCATTCTTCGCCGACGTCGTGATCAACCCCGCGCCCAGCAACCCGGCGGGCGGCAACACATCGTACAGCATCGCCGGGCAGAACACGTCTGCTACCGATGGCAACACGGGGAGCACCTGGGCAACGGGTGAAAGAGATTACATCAACAACCTGGTGGATTCGGTCGACATCCTCTTCGCCGCGTTCAACGCGCTGCAATCCAGCTTCGACTTCCTGTTCGGAGCGGTGGATGCCATCTACACCAACCTGTATACCTGATGAACCCCGCTAGGATAGTACCATGAGAGAATTGCGATCGCCATTCGGCCTGACCCCCTCGGGGGCCGTCGCCGTCGTCACCGCGCCCGGTGACATGGTTCAGCAGCATCTCAAGGCGCTGGTCAGCACCAGCCCGGGTGACCGGCTGATGCAGCCGGCCTACGGCGTCCCGCTGGCCGGCTACGTCTTCGGCCTCAGCGCCGACGAGGTAGGGCCGCTCGTGGCCAGCGACGTCCGGCGGGCTATCCAGCAGTGGGAGCCGGCCGTCAACCTCCAGAACGTCCAGACGATGATCGCGGACACCTCCGAGGGCCTGGCCTCGGTCGACGTGCAGTACAGCCCGGGCGCGACCGTGACCTCGGCATCGACGACGAGCACGGCCAGCGTGCTCGTCGGAGGATCAGTGATCGGATCATGACGACCCCGCTGCCCAACCCCGTCTTAACGGTGCCTACTAACCTGGATTACACCTCGCGCGACTGGCAGGCGCTAGTCACCAGCATGCTGGCGTACGGCCAGGTCGTCATGCCCGACTGGAACCAGGCCAGCGAGGGCGACCTCGGCGTGGCCTTCGTCGAGGCATTCGGCTACATGGGCGACATCCTCTCGTACTACGGAGACAGGATCAGCCAGGAGGCGTACCTGCCGACGGCCACCCAGCGGCTCTCGCTGCTGAACATCGCCCAGCTCCTCAGCTACACGGTGAGCAACGGCCAGGCGGCCACGGGCAGCATCACCTTCACCACGGCCAACCCCGGTGATGCCGTGGTGATCCCCCAGGGCACCCAGGTGGCCACGGCGTTCAACACGGCCACCGACAGCCCGATCGTCTACGAGACCGCCGCCGTGGCCACCTGCCCGGCCAACGGCGGCACGGTGGCCGTGGCGGTCACCCAGGGCATCACGTACTCGCTGGTGCCGATCGGCTCGACGTCCGGCCTGCCCGGCCAGACGCTCCAGCTTCCCATGCAGGACGTCATCGACGGCAGCGTTACCGTCTTCGTCCAGAGCACGCTGGGCAGCCAGCAGTGGAACCAGGTGCAGTACCTGGCCGACGCCGGCCCGGAGGACATGTCGTGGTCGTCCTTCACCGACGCCAGCGGCCTGACCAACATTCAGTTCGGCGACAATGTTAACGGCCTGATCCCCAGCACCGGCCTGACCGTGTGGGCTACCTACCGGGTGGGCGCGGGCGCCGCTGGCAACCAGGCGGCAGGCACCGTCGGCATCCTCGTCAACGCCATCGACGGCCTGTCCGTGGCCCAGAACATGGACGGCTCCTACCAGTCGGGCGCGATGACGGGCGGCGCTGACCCCGAGACCAACGATCACATCCGGGCCAATGCCCCGGCGGCCTTCCAGACCCAGCAGCGGGCGGTGTCCCTCCAGGACTTCCAGAACCTCGTGCTGACGGTGCCGGGGGTAACCACGGCCAGCGTGGTGGCCAACCACTCCACCTCGGTCACGCTGTACGTCCTCGGCCCGGACTACCAGGCCCCCAGCGCCAGCCTGATCAGCAGCATCCTGAGCTTCTTCCAGGGCAAGACGCTGGCCGGCGTCACGGTCACCGTGGGCACGCCCGGGCTGATCCCGATCAATGTCGGGTCGGTGTCCAGCAATATCACCGTCAAGTGCCTTCCTAACCACGTCCAGAAGACCGTAGTGACCAACTGCCAGACCGCCGTGGCCAAGCTATTCCAGCCGCCTTTCTCGATATTCGGGCAGGTCATCACGCTGTCTAACATCATGCAGACGATCATGTCCGTGCCCGGGGTCGACTGGCATACCATCCCGCTGTTCAGCCGGACGGACGTCACGCAGGTGACCACTAACAACATACAGCTTCGCGCGTCGGAGATCGCGGTTCCGGGCACGTGCTACATCACTGCAATCGGGGGTCTCTTCTAATGCCTGACGATCTAGAGAGGGCGTGATCCCCATTACCAGCGCCATTTTCCCGAAAAGCATCGTGCCCTGGACGGACAGGATTGACAACCAGGATGTGGTGTTTGCGAACGACCCTAACTCGCTGGCCGCCGAGGTCATCGCCATCGAGAATACCCTGGGCGCGATGCCGCACCAGGAGAAGGCTCCGTTCACCGGCAACGCGGTCACCTATAACTCAGTGGATGCCCGGATCTCCGACGCGGTGGCGGGCAACCTGAATCCTTACTGCTCTATCACCGTGAGCAGCTTCTTCGTGTTCAACCAGCAGCAGTTCGGCACCCGCTTCGGCCAGTACAATACGTACAGCAAGGTATATGATCCTTACGGGTACTATAATGGATCGGATATCACGATCCAGGCATCCGGCCTCTACCTGATCACGGGCTCGCAGAGCTGGGAATGGCACGACAGCGGCTACCTCTGGCATTCAATGTACATTGACGACGACTGGCAGTGCGGCCACCGCTGGGACTGGGACTTCGCGCCGTACGGCCCGGCGTTCTTCGAGGCCGACCGCGATGCCAGCACCGCGTTCACGTGGATGGGCGCGATCCCGGCAGGCAAGCGGGTCCGGGTGGTGTCCGAGAACGGCACCTCGCGCAACCCCTTCCAGGCAACCAACTCGTGGCTGCGGCTGTACTGCCTGCGCAAGCTCCCGGCATCGGCCCTGGGCTAGGGGGGCTGAGCTATCAGCAGCTACGGCTACTCCGTATACAACGAGGGCTATACCTGGCAAGGGACCATCTACCCGACCGCCAAGCAGAACCTCTACGGCATCCAGCTCTACAGCCAGTTCGACGTCGGGCCGTTCACCGCCGCGCCCCGGGACTACGCCACCATCATGCTGACCTGGCAGCAGCCGCAGGGCACGATGTACGGATTCCGGCTGGTCGCGAACCGCTACGGCTTCCCGGTCGACCAGAACGACGGCAGCATCCTCATCGACTCGTCGGCATTCCCGGGCACGAGCTACGCCGACCAGCAGGTGGTGCCCGGAAGCTACCATTACTACGGCATCTACATCAAGGTAGCCGTGATGCCCGACGTGTGGCAGCGGGTGGCGTTCGCGGTCTGCCTCGCGCCAGCCGCCAACGGCATGGGCGACCGCCTGTTCAGCCTCCTGCCGCCGTACTTCCGCGAGCTTCAGCAGGACGGCGACCTGACCACCGACGCGGCGGGCAACCAGTACTTAAAGCAGTACCTGGACGTCATCGGCTGGGGCGCGGACTACCTGAAGACCCAGTACGACATCCTGCTGTGGCATCTCAACGACCCGATGTTCATCCCGCTCGGCGACCTGGTGAACCTGGCCGGCCAGATGGGCATGCCGTTCCAGCCCGAGGTGCCCGCGCACATCATGCGCAAGGCCCTGGCCAACTGGACCCACGTCTGCCGGCTCCGGGGCACGCCCGGCGGCCTGTCCGAGAACATCACGCTGCTCACGGGCTATCCGGTCGACCTCCAGAGCGGCCGGAACAAGATGCTGGAGAACGACCAGTCCGGCCCGCTGGCCCCGGCGGCAGCGGCATGGGACGTCAGCACCGGCTACGCGCTGAACGAGATGGTGAGCTACGGCAGCTACGTCTACACGTGCATCGCCACGGGCGGCGTCGGCAACGCCCCGACGGGCTCCACGTCGGCCAACACCTGGTGGGCCGTCCAGCAGAACGTCACCGACCCGTACGCCACGCTGGCCAACCCGAATACCGTCGGCGGCATCAACACCTGGCAGGCGCTCTACCCGTCGCTCGACAGCGGCGGCAGCTACGCCACGCCATCAGGCACGCTGGCCGGCACGATCGGCCTGGCCGACCCGCTGAACGGCTCTAACTTCCAGCACAATGCCTTCTCGGTGTTCAACAAGGCAGGCAGCACCCAGGATGTCATGCTCCGGTCGGTGTCCCAGGTAGCGGCCGACCGCACCGGCAGCAACACGAACATGACCCCGGACCCGATGCAGGCAGCCGCTGACGGCGTGCCCATCCCGCGCATCAGCACGGACACCAACGGATGGCTGCCGGCCAAGCGCTATGCCACCAACGAGATCGTGCTGTATGACGGCATGCTCTTCCAGGCGCTGCGCGCGTCGACTGATGCGCTGCCGCCGAGCCCGGGCACGCCGCTGAATGCCAACCCGTACTTCGAGACCACCGTCTCCCCGTGGGCGTCGTTCAACAACAGCACGGTAGCCCGGTCGGCCACCCAGGCATTCCAGGGGTCGGACTCGATGAAGGTCACGCCCGACGGCAGCACGGCATCCCCCGGCGCGATATCGGAGGCCGTTACCGTCATCCCGGGCGCGACCTACCAGTTCACCGCGCAGGTGTACATCACGGCCGGCTACAACTCAGCCCAACTGGGGCTGAACTGGAAGGATGCCTTCGGCCAGCAGCTAGCCTCGACCAGCGGCACGGCGGTGAACATCCCGGCGGCCACGTGGACGCAGGTGAGCCAGGTGGTCACGGCTCCCTCCTGGGCAGCCACCGTGCAGCTCGCGCCGCAGCTCACCGGGACACCCGCGAGCAGCGTCGTGGCGTGGTGGGATGCCGTTACGCTGGCCTGCTGGCAGACGCCGGAGTGGGCAGCCCTCAGCCGCGACGAGCGGCCGAGGATGATGCTGAGCGGCTACCTAGACGGCCCGGGCGGCACGGTGCAGGTGGTGCCGTTCGTCGAGTGGTATGACGAGAGCGGCACCCTGATCACCAGCAACGGCCTGGCCCGGGTCACCGCGCGCACGGCCACGCCGGGCACGCCGGGCATCACGCCGGGCCTGACCTACGACAGCTTCAACCTCGACCAGGCTGCCTACCTGGACGGCCGCCTGACGGACACCAAGGACCAGAACTGGGCCGTCAAGACGGGCGACTGGACGGTCAGCGGCTTCAGTAACGGCAGCGCGTACCCGAGCGTCTCCGGCACCAGGTCGGTGGCCACGGTCACCAGCCTGGCCACGGGCATCTGGCTCGGCGTGACCTTCGGCAGCACCGTGCCCGGCGGCACCGACGCCGGCCTCGTGTTCCGCATGGTGGACCTGACGAGCTACTGGCGGGCGGGCATGTCCGGGCTGTACAAGGTCAGCGGCAGCTCGGCCTCGCTGGCGGGCAGCTACTCCACGGCATGCCAGCCGGGCGACAGGCTGTCGGTCAACCTCAACGGCAACATCATCACGGTCTAC